GCGACGGCAACTCGGCCATCAGATAGTAAGTCAATGCCCGATTCAACAGTTAGTGCGCCCGCTCCAGGCGAGGTCGCCGATGCCAGTTCTCCAGCTGAACCACAAGCTCAGTCTTTGGATAGCGGCAGTGCGTCCTCTGATAATGGTCCTCAGGCGCAGGAGGCAAAGCCAAATGGTCAAAAGCCTCATTTAAGCCGTTACGAGCGAACCAAACGCCAAAAGGCTGCTTTAGCTCAGCGTGAGGCTCAGCTTAAAGCGCGTGAAGAACAGATTGCTCAAGCCGAGCGAGCTAGGACCGCGCCCAAAAAACCTGATTACACGGTCGCTGAACTTCGTGAGTACCGGAAGAACTGGGAAGAGGAAGGCAATCTTGATCTGGTCGAGAAAGCTGACAAGGAGATCGCACGTCTCGAGCAACTCGAGCAACAGGAACAAGGCCAGCAGAATTTTACCAAGGAGTGGCAGACGGCGGAAGCCGAACTCTACCAGGCTGACCCTGAATTCCTGCGTTCGGGTACGAAGCTGGACACCAAGTTGCGTGAAATCATGGCTGGTCCAGACGGCAATGTTTACAGGCAACATCCGCGCGGAATAGTCGCGGCCTATCATCGGGCTAAAATGGAACTTCTCGAAGGCGATTTTAAGTCGGTCCAAGGGGAGAACCAGCAACTCAAAGCAGAACTTAAACGGCTGACCGGCCTTACCTCAATTGGGGGCGGTGTTCCAGGCAGAGTCGGTGGCGGCAGAGTGGAAAATCTCAACGATTTCGCCAAACTCTCCACCGCCGATATGCGCAAACATCTGCGTTCCTCTAGTGACAAGAATGCGATGCCGTGGCTCTAAACAAATCTTATCTATTTACGTATGGCAGTAGTTAACCAACCTCTCTACGGCGCAGTCACAACTACCGACAAAGCCTCCGAGTACAGAATCTATTTTGCGAAAAAACTACTGGAGCATCAGATCGATACGCTCCAGCTCTACGAACCGGCCTACAAGGCGAATATTCCTCAAGGGCAAGGTTCCAAGACTATCCGGATGTTCCGGGCACCGCCGGCCAATATCGCTAATGTCATTACTCTGACCGAGGGCACACCTCCGACCAATGCTCCCTACAAGCTGATCTTTGAGTTTATCACTCGTACGCTGCAACAATACGGAGGCTATGCCCAGGTCAGCGATATTGTAGACGAAACCGAATTTCTAGATACGGGCGATTCCCTCATGACCAAGTTCGGCGAGGAAGCCGCGCTCTGGTGCGATACTCTTATCCGGGACGCCTGCATTAACGGCACCACCGAGGAACCGACCAAGTTCGGCAAATACTATGCAGGCACGGCGACCGATTTCACCAGCTTAGTAGCGTTGACCGGTCAGCAGGGGCGCTTCAGTGGCGATGATCTGGTTGATGGGGTTACTCGGTTACGTATCCAGAAAGCCAAGCCATTTGATGATGGCACCTTCTGTGCCGTAGTCAGCCCCGAACAGGAACGCGACCTGATCGAGGAACAAGGCAGCATGTGGGTTTACGCAAGCGCATTCAATAAGCCAGACCAGATCTGGAAAGGCGAGATCGGTACCCTTACCGGAATCAAGGTAATGCGTGCAACCAACGCTTCCTATCAGAACGCCGAAGGAGTCCCCGTTGCCGGCGGTGCGGTGATTGCGGCGCTGATCTTCGGCAAGGATGCGTTCGCCGTCCCGAGTTTGGAAGGCGAGAACCCGCCAAGCCCGAAAGTCTACACGATAACCCAACCGGACAGTGCTAACCCCTTCGGACAATTCATTTCGTATGTATGGAAGACCTTCTACAATTCCGTCTGTTTATCGACTTGGAACGGGTTAGTGTTACAAACGAAAACAGCTTACGCAGGTGCCGCATAATCAAGCACTTACAGAAGTTCCCAAATTCTTTACGTGGCTTGGATTTGTGAGGACCGATTACGGTCCAGTGGCTAAATGTTTGGTTAGTTAAATCGATAAGTTGCATACCGTTTTAAACGGTAATTAAAACAGAACGTTAAGTATATAATATGGCAGCATTAATTGGAATTAGCGTTAAACCGAAGAACGGCGGTGCTACGGCGACGGTGCCCGTTAACTCGTTAGCTCAAGACGGCGTTCCTCCGGAAGAGGGCGACAAGATTTCCGCCCAAATAGACGGAACCGTTAAATCAGTAGATGGTAACGAGGCGACCGTCAGTATCGATGCAATTAACGGCGAACCGGTGGCCGAAGAGGCGGCCGAGAGCCCGGAAGAGGAGGCTGGCGAAGGCGAGGGAGACAACACCTCGACGGCGCCAACCAGTCCGGCCAGCCGAGCGTCGACTGCTGGGCTAGGTGCCGCGTTGCGTAAAGGGGCTAAAGGCAGGCCGCTGCCGTTCTAACGTGTTCCCGGTGGAACAAAATGCAGATCATCGTTAAAAGCAGCAAAACGGAGGTTGAGCGGCGCAACGCGGAACGCTCCCAGGAAACCTTGAGACACTATTATGGGCGTGAGATCCGTGATGGCGCTCGCTTTCGCTCTAAGGCAGGCACAAAAGCACAGATCAGAAAGGCTCTGGATGGCATTACGCGGAGTTGAGCTCATCGGGCTTGAACAAGCTCAGGAACTCCAAAGGCTTTATGGGTTTTTCGATCTGGGCTACGACGGGTTGCCCACACCAGGCTGGGCGAAGCGCAATTTGCGTTTCCTGCGCTTGCCTGAGGGTTTGCGTTGCGCGTTTTTCCCGACCGTTTGGGTTCGGCGTGTCTACGTGAATCGGCGAATGGCGGACGCGATCGAGAAGGTTTTACTGGAGATCTGTGCACGCTTTACGCCGCAATTCAGGTCGATCAACGGCTTGGATCAATTCGTAAAGTGTTACTGTTTTGGCGATGGGTCTGCTCCGAACCTGTTCTGGTACGGAGCGGCTTGGCGATTAAGCGAACAGGTTGGTGGTCCAGCCTTAGAGGATGCGCGCCAGATTTTTGTCAGACATGGATTCACCCACGCTTGGACCACCGATAAAAACCGGCTTAGAGACTTTGAGTTTTGGTGAATGGAATTTTGGCGATTATCCGTTTTTGGAATCGCGTTACGACAAGCTTTGGATTGCCGCAATCCTGGTATTGTTCGGGGTTTTGTTGATCTCGGTTGTTATTGCACTCAAGAGGCGTTGGTCATGAGTGCTGTTGACGGCGCTCCTGGCCCAGTCACTAGCAGTGGCAGCAACGGCATGGCAAAGATGCTGAGCCAACTGAACCTGCCGACGCTCGCCCTGATTTTATTAACCGGCGGCGGCAACTTCTTTGCCACCAAGGAAAACAGCACCGATCGGGATCATCAGTTCAATCAGGCGTTCAAGCAAATCGCTGATCTCCACGAAGCCCTGGACGATACCGAAAAAAGTCAGCGCACAGCGCTAGATAACCAGACGCGAATCCTGGAACACGATACGGTGCTCTTAAAGGAGGTCCATGAGATCGCCACAAAACTGGAGAACTTGAGACGCCTGGATCAAATGCGGGGCGCTCCTGAATAAAAACATGAACGCTGAACCCATCGTCCCCTTTGATCCGGCACGCGTCGATTTTATTCGCCGGACTCTGTCAGTAGCCGAAACCGGAAAACCCGAATGGGATCCCGGCGTGGTTTATTTCTATGACGATGGGCCGCGCGGAAAAAGACAAGCCACTTTGTCGATTGGATTTACGGCGAGCGGGAACTTGAAGAAAGTGTTGCAACGTTACATCCAGCGGATGGGCGCTTTTGGCACCCAGTTCACTCCTTATTTTTCTATTCTACCGGGCAACCTTTTGGCTGATAACAAGGAATTTGCCAAGCTTTGCCGGGAGGCGGCCAGCGATCGGGAATTCAAGCAAGTGCAGATCGAGTGTTTTACTGAGATTTATCTCGAGCCGGCGTTTCGCTGGGCATCCAAAAACGCATTTGCCTTGCCACTCTCCTATCTGGTGATTGCCGATAGTTACTTGCATTCGGGCTCGATGCTGGATTTTCTCATGAATTCTTTTGCGGAAAAGAAACCGGCCGCGGGCGGTAACGAAAAGAAATGGATTAAGGATTATTTGGACGCGCGTCGCAAATGGCTGGCTAACCATAGCAATAAGATTCTGCAGAACACCGTGTATCGGGTGGATTGTTATCTCCAGGAGATAGCGTCCGGCAACTGGGAACTGGTAGACTCGCTGGTCATGAATGGAACCGAAGTAGCCGCGCTCGTATGACGATAATCATCATTATCCTGCTGATCTTGTTGTTAGGTGGAGGCGGCTGGTACGCTTACCCTCGTTACGGGTACGGCGGTGTGGGTGGTATTCTGGGATTGGTCCTGATTATTGTGCTGATTCTTTACCTGTTGGGAGGGCTTCGCCTGTGAGGCTTCATTGATGGCTGCGACCGACATAGTGTTTTCTCCGCAAAGCATTACGGCCATGAAATTGAACATCATGGTTAAGGAACTGAATGCCGCAATTGCGTCTGCCGGTGGCGGTGGCGGAACTGTTTCAGGTACCTTGATCTATGGAGAGGTTCCTGCGGGGACTCTTAACGGTGTTAACAAGGTTTTTACGACTGCCAACGTTTATCGCCCGAACCTGTTGTCGGTTTTTCTGAATGGGGTGCGCCAGCGGCGTACGAACGATTATACCGAAACCAGTAATAATTCTTTCAGTTTTGTGGTTGCGCCGGTTTCCGGCGATATCCTGAGCATCGATTACATGCAGGGAGCAGGGTTTGGGGCGGCAGTGACCGCTTTTGGTTCACAGACTCCGGCTAGTACCAATCCGGGGTCGTATACGCTTGGGAACACTTTTCAGTTTCCTTCGGCAGGGCAGATTACCGCGTTAGGATATTATCGATGCAACTCTGGTAATTCTGCCAGCCGCACGCTACGAATATGGAATACTGGCGGGACGCAATTGGTAAGCGTATCAACTTCAGGAGAAACGGGTACCGGGTGGAAAACAGCTGCATTGACCACACCTTTGGCGGTGTCGGTTAATCAAAGCCTGATTGTTACCGCTGATATTCTGACTACTGACTATTTTGGCTACTCGGCGGCTCCGGTAACATCAGACACGACTTATATTTCCTGGGTTGAAGGGCGCTATGGGACGACTATCGGAGCCTTTCCATCCACTTCAGGTGCCTACAATTACTTTGCGGACGTGACCTTCCAACCGGCACTTTAAAGAATGGCTACTACCCAGATTCGCGGTAATACCCAGATCATCGGGCTGACCGTTGCGGACGCCCAGGTCGCGACTGCTGCGAATATTGCGTTAACCAAGCTGGCCAAGGTTCCGATTACGCCCGACGGCGCCACTCCGTTTACGGCAGCGCAGTCGATGGGATCGCAGAAAATCACCTCGCTGGCTGATCCCACTGTTTCTACCGATGCCGCGACCAAAAACTACGTGGATAACGTTGCCCAAGGGTTATCCCCAAAGGCGTCAGTGCGCGTAGTAGCTACGACCAACGTTACCCAGAGCGGCACTCAGACGATTGATTCGGTGGCATTGTCGGCGGGCGATCCGGTACTTTGTATCGGTCAGACAACGGGTTCCCAGAACGGTTCATGGATTGTAGCTAGTGGCGCCTGGACGCGCACTCCGGACTTCGTCGATGTTAACGATGCCGTACGTTCGCCGTATTGGTTCGTTGGCGAGGGCACGCTGAACGCGGGCAGTGGCTGGGTAATGACTACCTGGCCTTATACCATCGGCACAACCGCCTTGGTGTTTACCCAGTTTACGGGGGCCGGGGAGGTGATTGCCGGTAATGGTCTATCAAAATCGGGAAATACGCTGTCCATCGACACGAATGTTACTGTCGATAAGAACACGGCACAGACCCTGACCAACAAGTCAATAGTAGCGACCCAGCTTACCGGTACGCTAGCCGCTGCGCAGATGCCCGCGCTAACCGGGGATGTGACCACTCCGGGTGCATCGCTTGCCACCACGATTGCGGCAGGTGCGGTCACTCTTAGCAAGATGGCGGCGTTATCTGCTAACAGCGTGATCGGCAACGCTACGGGCAGTTCCGCAACGCCCACTGCGGTCAGCATGACGGCTGCTCCTACGGCCAATAGCGTGGTGCTACGCGATGCTAATGGCAACTACCAGGTAAACAACGTCACCGAAAACGTGGCCACCATAGCTACGGCTGGGACTACTACTACCCTGACAGTTGCCAGTGCAGCGATTCAGCAATTCACTGGATCTTCGACACAAACCATGCTGTTGCCGAACGCGACCAGCTTGGTCAATGGCACCCAGTATTTCGTGATGAACCGTTCCAGTGGCGCGGTCACGGTACAAATGAACGGCGGCACGCTGCTCCAGACCCTTGCCGCCAGCAGTTACGCAATATTTACCCTGATAAATAACGGTACGGCTGCGGGCACCTGGGACTCTGCCTACACCTCAGGCGGCGGTTCTGGCACGGTGACCACAGTATCGGTCGTTTCGGCGAACGGGTTTGCCGGGACAGTGGCGAACGCGGGCACCACGCCGGCAATCACGATGCAAACGAGCATCACTGGCGTGCTCAAAGGCAATGGCACCGCGATTTCTGCGGCAGTTGCCAGTACCGATTTTATGGCTCCAGCCAGCTTTGTTACTCGGGAAACACCTACCGGAACGGTGAACGGCGTTAACGCAACTTTTACTTTGGCGGCTACGCCGCTCATCAATACCGAAGAAATATATTTGAATGGCCTCTTGCAGGAACCAGGCGCGGGGAACGATTACACGATTTCGACAAACACCATTACCATGCTGAATGTTCCCGCTACCGGCGACCGGTTACGGGTGAATTATCGGAAATGATTATGGCGATCACCACTATCCGAGGTAGACAGGTTCTGGATGCAAGCATTCAGAGAGCTGATCTGGATACTGTGACTGTCGGGCAGGCAGTAGTCACCAAGCTCATTCAGGGTAGCAACATTACTTTAAGCTCTTCGGGAGCCGATGCCGGTACCGGCGATGTCACTATTTCGGGAACAGCAGATCCAGGCATTTGGACAACGCCATCTTTTGCGACCGGATGGAGCGATGGCGGCCAGTGCGCGTACCGAATTCAAGTCCTTGGAACGGTTTCAACGATCTTTTGCCGGGGAATTGCCCTGCAGGCTGCGGCCGCTGGCTCTTTGGCCTTTACGTTGCCTAGTGGTGCTCGTCCGAGTGCCGCGCGTACCTGCATGGTATCGGGCTATCAGACCGATCCGGATTCGAGCCTGGTGCTGGTCCTCTATGCGGTGAGCGTTGGCACTGATGGCACGGTGAACATTTATCCGATCGTCAAAAACACCTTCGTTTGGCCACTGCCGGCCAATCAACAAAGCGTTTATCTCGATAGCCTTCACTTTGCTTTATGAGCGATATCGTAACGTCCCGCATTTTTACTGACGGTGAGAAGAACATTACCGCCGCAAAAATGAATGACATCGTGGCCAGTTCGGTCATTCAGCCCGCATTCGTGGGCGCAAAACCGAGCACGTCCACGGTAGCTCCGACCGACAATCTTTTGGTCTTGACCGCGGCCGGAAACACTTATGCCAGAGCGCCGTTCCAGACAATTATTGATTCGGTCAACGCGAACCTGAATACCAATGGGGCAATCTGGTCAGCTCGCTTAAGAAGTTTCCAGGCGCTTGGTAATAACACCTTCGAGGTCGATCAGCGCAACGCGGGTGCTGCATCTACTGTTAATGGTTTCATTCAAGATCGTTGGACAGTCGGTAAAACCGGGACCATGGCATTTACCGCCCAACAGGCGTTGCCGGGAACTGCCATTAATATACCTGGAACCAGTTTTGGAATTACTCGAAGCTATTTCCATTTGGCGCTTACGACGGCCGAAGCTTCTTTGGCGGCTGCCGATTATCTGGTTATTCAGCAGAATATCGAAGGTCCGCGCTGGCGCGAGTTACAGAATGATGTGCACTCTTTCCAAATTTTAGCACGATCGAGTGTCGCTAATTTATCCTTTGGGGTTACCTTACGCGATGGTACTCCGACCCAAAGTTTAACCAATCTCTTAACCTTACCGACGGCAAATACCTGGACACTATTAACCTTGCCTAATTTACCGATTTGGCCTGCGGGAAACTTTGTTAATACTCCGGGCGTGGCAAGTTATGTATTAACCATTGTTTTGGCCTGCGGGACGACGAATATGACTACGGCCAATGGCACCTGGCAATCGGGTTCACATTTTGGCGCGATTGGCCAAAGCAATTTTGCGGCATCACCCGTAAACAGTACGTTCGACATAGCCTATGTGAGCCACGAACCTGGTGCATTATGTTCAAATCCTCCAATGGATTGCGATTTCCAAAGTAATCTGGATTCGTGCCTGCGATACTATAACAAAAGTTATTCGTATAGCGTTGTACCAGGAACGGTAACCCCTCTTGGAATGCTCGGAATGGTGGCACCGGTGGGCGCAGGTTCCGGCTTCGGTCCAGTAAGGTTCCCTAAGCCGATGGCAAAAGTTCCAACGGTAACCTTTTACAACCATGCTACTGGAGCAGCTAATTCTGTTCGGGATGCAGGTGGCGTTGATCATACCGGTGCAAACACTAATCCAGGGGATAGCGGGTTTTATACAGTTAATTTTACGACGGCAACAACCGGGCCAATGGCAGTTTTTGCGCACTACACTGCCGATACCGGCTGGTAAAGACTTATGACCGTAGAAGATATAGCCTCCTTCGCTTGCTCGACAGTGGGCGATATTTCGAGCGGGATGCAGCAGTACGCTAAGGACGCCATTCGCCTGAAGTATCAGACGCTCTATGATGCGCACGCTTGGCGGGAGAGCATGCGCGTTGTTGACATTGTGATCGATCCGACACTGGGCGGAACCTTCTTTATTCCGCTGGACACAGAAGAAGTGATCTTTGTTAAATTCTCCCGCGATGCCATTAATTATGTGCGGCTGACCTATCGGGAACGCGACTGGATTGAACGAGTGGGCAGCGGGAATTTTCTGGGGCCTTATCTGACGCCGGTTTTTTATCGGTCGGAAAACCTCGGCTGGCCGTATCTAAATCCGGGCAGGCTGACGTTACAGACTTCCGAGCTTTCCAGTTTCGCGGTGCATATCGAAGGCCTGGATTCGAACGGCTTCGGTGTGCAAGATGATTTTCTAATGGTGGCTACTCAACAGTCGGGTGGTACGATTATTCCTTCCAGTGTGGTTACTGCCAATTCGTATAACCAGGTGACGATGATTTCCAAGGGGTTTGGCGCTTTGAGTATCTTTTCCGAGCGGCCAGCAGCCACTTTGACCGTGCAGGTACCGCAAGCGGTTACTGAACTGATCTATTCGCAGTTCACGATATTTCCTAACCCGATTCAAAACGATCCGATTTCAGGAATTCCAGCGCCGTGCTACGCGAAGGTGCAGGTAAAACTCAAAGCCGATGTGCTGGGTAACGACATGAGTGTCCCGCGGATATCGCATATCTGGGATGCGCTGATTGAATTTACCTTGAGCGCGCTTTACACGAGGTTGCGGCAATTGGCCAAGGCCGATGCGCGCGAACAAAAGGCGATCGCGCACGTGCAAGCGGCAGTCAACGTGGAAAAAAACCAGAGCGAATCCCGCCAGCAGGTAGTGCCGGCTTTTTACGAGCAGGGCGACTATCTGGAAGGCGGTAGCGGCGCAACGGTAACCAGTTCCAACCCGTGGGGATACTAGGATGGCTCAGTGGAACCCACAACTTGAGGATGAGCCTTTGGTTGACGGCAGTGTCCCGATACTTGGGATGAACAATTCGTTGCCGCCAAACGTTATTGATAAGAACCTGGCAAGCGATGAGACTAACCGGTTAAGTGCCCTCGACAGTTTGAACCGGCCGCGGCCTGGCACAATTGCCAGAATGACGGCCGGCGGCAACATCGATTCAATCCACCATTTAGGCAGCGGCGTATTTCTCTACAACAACGCTGGGAGCTGGGGCAAGTACGATTCGCGTTCTCTTGTTAATACGGGTGGATTAGCCGGTGGCCCTGGTTTCGCAAAGGGTGATCAAGTCTATTCGGCGCTTTGTGATCAGGTGCTTTATTTCTCGCGGGGAATGACTCTTTACAAGTACACGCCAGCAACCGGGCTTTTCGGCACCAACCCGATTCCAAGCCAGTGGCCAACAGCATCTTATCCGATCTGGGCCTTTAGCCGGCTTATCTATGTCAATACTAATACGCTGGTGGTTTCGGATATTCTTAGCCCGGAGGTCTGGGATCCGATCAGCCAGGAACTTACCCTTGACCCGATAGCGAGCGACACGATTACCGGCCAATGCGTCTGGCAAAACCAGACGATTGCAGTGTTTCGTAACGGATCGACTTGGATTGTCGAGACAGGGCCAAACCTGGCGGTGATCGATTGGGAACTCAACCGCGCGAGCGCAACGGTTGGCTGTTGTTGTCATGGAACCATTGTGCAGTGCGGCGTGGAAGTGTTCTTCTTATCGGAAACCGGTCGAGGCGTTTACGCCTTATCGCAGATGCCGACATCCAATCAGATGGGCGTCTGGATGCCGATTTCGGCCCCGGTAAAAAAATACATCGACCGAATCAACTGGAGTGCTATCAAGTGCGCGCGGGCGACTTACTGGAATGATCTCTACATATTGAGTGTGCCTCTGGACCTGGCGACACAGAATAATTTCATGTTGATCTATTCGGTGACCTTGAACACCTGGCAAGGTATCTGGTGTTTCGAGGTGGCCGGAGCTGACGCCGGCTTCAGAGATTCGGCACGTGATCGCACCAACCCGAACAAGACTCTGCTGCTGGTAGCGACCATCGACGGGATTGTGTCGGAAATGACCTATCCGACTGATCGCCGCTATTACGACACGGATTTAAGCAGTAAGCAGACCCCAGTTGAATCGATTTTGCTCAGTCGCTCTTTCACTTTCACTGCCGATCCGAGCCAGAACATCGGCGGCTTGAGTCAGATTGGTTTAAACCAGATCCAGCCGCATTCGGCCAAGCTGCAATTTCTGGAAAGCGAAGAGTCGGTTGATGTCACCGTGATTGTCGATCGGACAATTGAGCCTTTAACTTTAGAGAGCGTTACCAGCGGAGCATTGTTGCAATTGACAATTCCGGCGTTGCCCTTCGATCTGGACACCACTGGCTACTATTATTTACCAATCTCGCTCTTGAGCATTGGGATCTGTTCAGAAATCCAGATTCAATTAGCAGGGGAGGGCAACTGGACACTGTTTCAACTTAAACTCGCGGCCTTTGAATCGGCGCCGCTGCTGACCATATGACCGATACTAGGCATGCTCCAGTTTTTCTGCGCGTGATGCGCAAGCTCGAGCCTTTTATCCGGGACCGTTACCCGAAATGGGGCGATTGGAGTTTTGAGCAGATGAGCGACCAGTGTGCGATGTATTGGAACCGGGGAACGATGTCGCTTTCAGTCGATTGTTTCGGCGAGATTCATGGGCTCTGTCTGATAAAGCTGTTTCGGCATCTGAATGATTTTCTCTCCGAACATCCGCATGATCCGTGCGGAAAATTCTGCTGGGTCGAATTGATGATTGCCGATTACCCGCAGGCAGCCATTGAAATGAAACTCGGCTTTATCCGGCGCTGGGGCCCGCAGGAAATCATGATGTGGGACCGGGGCGATAGGACCGAGGGCAAAGCTCCGCGCATGTATTCATGGGCTCAATACAACAAACTCACTCGGAGGCTCAGTTACGGAGTTCCTGAACTAGAAAGCATATAAGATTATGGGCGCATCAGGCGGTAGTTCAAAACCAGACGTTATTCATCCGGGCGAAGCCGCGCAAGCCGCCGTTGGCACGGCCGGCGCCGGCGAAATGATGGCAATGGCCAATCAACCAATTGAACAGTACTCGCAACTAGCGACGACTGAACAATTGGGGCCGGCTCAGGCACAGACTCAACAGGCGCTTGCCAACCAGGCTGCCTATCAGAGCGCCGCGGCGCAACGCGATATACAATCGCGCGTTGATCCGCAAGCTTACGCCCAACGGGAAATGCGGATGCAGGCGGCAAATAAACGTCTGGGCCAGGTCTACGGAGTTGATCCGAGCGCGTTCACGTTCAGGGCGCCACAGGCCTATGCAGTACCGGGAAGTTCCGCGAGCCCTAGCCTCGCGGATCTGCAGGCAAACGCCGCCGCAATTGCCTCCAATGTCTCGACTGCGGGCGTTAATCAGCAAGGCGCTAATCCTTATCTGAACGCTCCGGCCAATGCGACTGCGCTGCCGCAGCAAATCAAACCGCAAAGTTATCTGACGTAAAAACTTATGGCTGCGGCAACTGTTCCGACTCCTACCGTTAGTATCGGTGGCAAGAATTATTATGTAGGCCAGTCTTACTCCTATCAGGGCGTAGCCGTTCCGGCAGTCTATGACGAGAACGGGAACTTTGCCGGATTCATGAGTCCGCAAGGAACGTTGTTTTCAGGGCCTCCGGGTGCGCAACCGGACCCGAAAATAACCCCGATCGGTCCAGTGACCGCGGCCCAGGCGGCAGCTGCCAATCAGGGTAGCGGTTCGACCGCATCAAGTTTCGGCGTAAACCCAACGATTACTTATGGAGGCCCTCAGACTGGCGCTGCCCAAGGCGAGCAACCGCCAGACATCAACTATGCGCGCGCCTATCTGCGGCAGATGGGCGGGGCTTCACTGACTGATACGAGCTTTGATGCAGGTGTCAGTGACGCGCAGGTGATGGATTTTTGGAATAAGCAACATCCGGCACCAGCGCAAGCGGCAACTCCAGCCGGTCCGACGATCCAGCCTGAACAGGTGGCCTTGGCCAACATGGCCCAGATCGATCCGGCCAGTGAAGCCCTGCGCGGAGCTTTGGGTCAGAGCTATTTGGGTCAGCTTGGCTCGGCGCAATTGACGCCTGAACAAACCGCTTTAAAGCAGCAGCTTGGGCAAAGTTATGCGAGTTCGCTTGCAGCTCAGCAAGCGTTGCCACAGAAAGCTCAGCCGCCAAGTGCAGCCGATCTCCAAAGCTATCTCAACACCTATCAGCAAGTTGATCCGACCGGTGCGGCTGGCCGATCGCAATTAGAATCGGCTTTAACGAGCCAAGCTGCTTTAGGAACGCAGCTCGATCCGGAAACCATTCGTGAGATTACCCAGCAAACCAGAGCCGCTCAGGCTGCGCGCGGCAACGTTTACGGTACACCGCAACTGGTCCAGGAAGCGATGACGCGCGGGCAGGCGGGCATGGCCATTCAACAACAGCGCCAACAGGCTTTACAGAGCTTTTTGTCGAGCGGGCAGTCGACAGGCGATGTAGCGCTCAACCTCTACCAGCAAGGTCAAGCCCAGTATAACCAGAATCTTGCGAATCTGCGTGCAGCCCAGCAAGGCGCCTTTGGGTATCTGAACCAGGGACAGGCTAATTTGCAGGCCGCGCAACAGGGAGCTACCAGTTATTTGACCAGTCCGGCGACTCCTTACGCGGCGGGCGCTCAGTACGTTGACCGAGCCGAAGCGGCCGCGGCTAACGCGGCGCAGGGCGGAGCAGCCTATAATCCAAGCCAGGTCAGCCAGAGCTATCAGGGGGCGCAACTTCCGCAATATGGATTAGATATCGGAGCGCAAGCTACGAACTGGTACAACTCGATGGTCAACCAGGCCGGCCAACAGGCTGCCTACTCACAACCGAAGAGCGGCGGAGCGGGTGCCGCAGCCGGAGGTGCGCTCAAAGGTGCGGCGTCTGGAGCGCTGACAGGTGCAGCAGGCGGTCCTTGGGGCGCGCTGATAGGTGCTGGAGTAGGGGCAATCGGAGGTGCAGCGCAATCCTATTTCAGTTAACAAGTAAAAATAGTGTTATAATATGCCTAAAAAGAATTGGATCGCGGGAGCCGTGAAACATCCTGGTGCCCTCAGAAAGAGCCTTGGGGTAAAGGAAGCTGAGACGATACCGGCAAAGAAACTTGCGGCAGCCGCTAATAAAGGCGGCACAATCGGCAGGCGAGCAAGACTCGCACAAACTTTAAAAAAGTTACATCCATAGGAGGAAACCAAAAGTGCCAGCTAAAAGCGCAGCTCAGAGAAGATTATTCGGCGCCGCCTTAGGCGCGAAACGTGGTCAGAAAACCTTTCCGTTAGCGCAAAAGCTCGCCGGACAGATGACGGAAGATCAACTGACCGACTTTGCGAAGACGCCAAAGATGCCCAAAATCCCTAAAGCTAAAAGCTACCTGTAAGCACTATGGCCCAATCGAGATATTTCCGGCCGGCTTATATGCCGCGGCCGTTACGGCCACAAAGGCCTCGTATCGCCACTGGCGGCGGTGGCGGTGGCGGTGGTGCTGGTATTGGAAGCGGTATTGCCAGTTTGATTAAAGGCATTCAACAGCAGCAGGCCCAAGCCAGGCAGGATGCTGTTGCTAATCAAATGATGAACACGCGGTTTGCGCCACGAGCCGCCTTGGTTGCACCTGGGGTTAATCCGCAGACTGGAGCTGCCAATGTGGTCAGGCCGACGGTAATGACCGCGGGCACTGCGCCCTTCACTGGCGGGATGGCTGACCTTCAAGCGCGTGTCCAGGTACAGCGATTAATGAATGAGCTGAACCCAAATGCGGTCGGAGCTGCTCGTGCGGCAGCTGCGCTTGGGGGTGGCAGAGGTCCGGTAGGGCCTGCGGCTGGCAGCCGATCAGGCTGGGCGCGTCAGGGTGCCGGTGGCGCTGGCGGCGGAGGTGGTGGTCGAGCTGCTGCGGGCGGCGGTCGAGCCGCGGCTGCTCCCAGGAGTGCAGCCAGTCCCGGTGCCTCGAAAAATGCTCCGGTTGATACGAATGCGCCCCAGAATCCTGCACAATACAATTTTACGACCATGCGCACGCAGTTTGATGCGCAGCATGGCAAGGGCGCTTATGACTCGATGAGTCCTTATCTGAATGATATCAAGCCGGCTGGAGCTGACAATACGCCGCAAACAGGATTGCAATTCAACGATAAGGGTGGTCTGGATTATTACAAAGACGGCAAGCTTCAGACCAGCATGATGGGTAATGATGCTGATTACTGGTTGCAACGGATTAATACGGCCAGGAGCAACGCCGGCTTAGAGCCGATTGCGACTCCGCTCCCTGGTAAGGGGACTATGGACGATCCGTACCTTTTAAAAACGCCGTGGGATTACGGCAGCGTGCCCTATAACAAATATTTTACGACTACAGACACTCCTCAGATTGGCCAGAAGCTAAGGCCAGAGGATGCCGCGAAAGTGGCAAGCGCTCAGGACATTTCTTTAGGTGGGAGAGCCGGCGGTGGCGAAGATTACCTGAGCAGTTGGGCGGGTGCGATGGGCGGCAAAACGACTGGAGAGGATCTACCTGCACCGACGCCGACCGCTCCCGAAACGGGCGGCCAAGGTTATAGCGCATCGGCTGGAGCACGTGGACTAGCGCCGGAGGCAGGTACAGAATTTGGGCCTGCGCCTAACGATCAGGCTTACACCTCGAGGTTCAATCCGCCAGTGCAGCCGCCAACGCCTGATGACCAGGCCTATACGGCGAGGTTTAACCCACAGATTCCGCCTCCCGTAGCCTCACCGCCAATGGTCCCAATGACGGCCGAATCGGTTGGGGTACCGCCTTCTGCGGGCAGTAGCGGTGCCGCGAGTTATTACGACTCGGTGCAGCCGCCCCCGCAGCCGGGGATTGATCCAAATCTATTAATGGGTGGAACTTAAGTTATGGCGGCGGCGCAAGATAGCGATGTTGATCAAGAGACTCAAGATCAAGGCGCTGAAGATCAGGCGAGTTCGCAGTTTCAGCCGGCTGGAAATTCGGTAATCCACTGGCAGGATACTGCGCCAGCCGATGATTCCGAACAAGCCGCTCAACCTGAGCAGCCCGAAGAGCCCGAGCAGCCAAGGCAGTTTCAACCTGCCGGCAAGTCGGTAATCCGCTGGCAGCAGCCGCCACAGGAACCGTCGGCGCCGCAACCAGCCGACCAAGCAGAGGCCCAGCCTCCGAGCCAGTTGGCACAGATGTTCCCGAGTATTTATGGGGCACAACCTACTGGGGAGCCGACCGAGGAACGACCTCCGAAAGCGCAGCCTGTTCCTGGCGGTCCCGTTCCCAGAGCGCGTCCGGCAGCACAACAAAGCAGCGGGCTCTATGATTTCGAAGATCCCGCGGATTTCGTTACCGGCAAGGCAACGATGTTTGGCGATCAGGGCGATCTCGATCGCTATCATGCCGCAAAAGCACAAGGAGCCAGCGATAGTGAAGCCTTTGAAGTGGGCGATAACGGCATTGGGGCACCTCGTCTCGGTGGATTGCCTACCACCGATCTGTACGGAGCAGCGGTTCCCGAATGGGTTTTAAGATCACGATTAGGCAATAGCCCGGCAGCTTGGCGCAAAGCGCGTCTGGATATTGTCGATCCTGAAAGCGGTCAGAGATTAAGAGTACCGATTGTTGATATAGGTCCGAGCGCTTCTCAGGAAGAGAAGGGGATTGTCGCGGATTTTACCCCAGGCGTAGACAAGTATTTCAATAACAAGGGTGGCGGTAAAAATCTCATGTTTCGGCTGGTCAAGAATGCCGGCCCTGACGTTAACAGCGATACTCCCGATTGGAACAACGAACAGGCAGCGATTGCCAGCGGGGTAGATGTCGGCCAAACGGCAAAAGGCGCGCAAACTTTTCAGAAGAAGGGACGTGGCGGTGGTGGTCCGGCTGCTCCGACGACGGTGCCCTGGACAGTGAACTGGATAACTGATGAGGAAGTCGCAGAGGCGCGCCGGCAGACTCAGCAGGATAAGCTTCAAGCGTTGCCCGACGAGATGGCTGCTCTAAACAATCTGCAGCAACAGAACCCGAATCCGGCCGCCATGATCAAGGCGCTCGACCAGCCGATTAAAGGGGTCAGCGACGATACACGCGAGCAGTTTGCAGCTCATTATAAGCAGCAGGTTACCAAGGAAGCGCAGCAGTTCTATAATGAGCCAGATCCGGACAAGGCTTTAGCTAAGGCGACCAGCAGCGCTGGCCCTGTGGAATTTGCGGAACAGGTCGGTCGCCAGTTTTTTGCGAAGGCTGGGAACTTGGATGTCGGGCTCAACAAGTTTTTTGCCAATACCGATGACGCGCAGGTAAACAACTTCGTTAACCAGCTTGCACCCGATGCGATACCGGAAGGCAAGGCTGCGTTCATGAAGCATCTCTCGAGCTTGAGCCCAGACGAACGCGCACAGACTATCGGTACATTGATGGCTGGATTGCCGCCCGCGGTGCAAGCCTCGATGAACGTAGTTGGGATAGCCGATGCAGCGGACCGCCTAGCTGATCCGCAATATCAGGCAGCACAAAAAGAGGCGATTCAAAGGAAGCAAGAATTCCTGGATAAGACCGCAAAAACCGATCCGAACTTTAAAGGAACACCGGCTGAATGGTGGACTGATCAACTGGCAAGTCTTGGAGTAAATGCGTTGACTGCTTTTATTCCTCCGCCTATCCGAAACACCTTATGGTTTTCTCAGTTCTACTCCGATGGTAAGGACAGATTAAAAGCAGATCATCCTGACTGGGACCAGGGAGAACTCAACAGTCATGCCAGCGCGTCGGCAGTAGTGCAACTTGCTTCGCAGGAAGCTTTAGCGGGACTGATTGGTGGCAAGTTCGGCCCTTTAACTGAAGCGATTCAGAATCCTTTTGCACGCGCTGGCGCCAGGGCATTGACTGAAACTGGCATTGGGGCTGCCAGCGGAGGCGTTGCCCAGGCAGGATCTAATATTGCTGAACAAAGGCCGCTGCTAGAGAACGTTCCACAAGCTCTTGCGGCCGGTGCGGTCCAGGGCGGCATCCCTGGCCTGGTGCACGGAGCAGGCGAGTTGCGCAGACCTGCTGAGACTCGCGCCGAAGTGACGCCGCCACCGACACGCGGCGAGGTGGAACAACCGCTGCCTGCGCCTTCTCAGCCTCCTTCGGCACGTGCAGAGGCTCCGCCATCAGCGCCACCTGCTATCGATGCTAATGAGTTCACTCAACCAGCGATTCGTTTGCCAGATGGTCAAGTTGTTGCCGACTGGAGCCATTCTGCGGCTTGGGAACAGGCAGGCAAACCAGATCCGAACACTCTTACCGACGGGTACGTCAACAAAACAGGCCAGTTCATTACTGTCCCTCAAAGGGAACAAGCCCTAGGTGAACTGGAACGCGCGCGAACTGAACAGGAATCGCAAAGAATTTCTCAAGAGGCGCAGACGGCGCCTGTTACCCCTCCGACCGAGCCTGTGCCAGAGGCGCAAGGAACAGATAAATACGTTTCATCTATTGCTAACAGATTTGTGCAACCCAAGGTTGAAGCAGGCCAGATCGGAGAGATCGCTCCCGGCCAAGGGTACTCGACCAAAGAGCTGGTTAATGCAGGGCTGAAAATGTCGCCTGAAGAGGTTACCCAGCATATGTCTAATTTGATGAACAATGTTGGCGACCCGAAAGCGCAGGCAGCGGCTATCAGAGCAGAAGAAGCAAGATTGAGCCAGCGATCAGCGGAAGCTTCGAAAGCTGCTGAAGCTAATCCCGGTAATGCTCAGGCACGGATCGAAGCTGAGAACGCTTTTAACGATTTGACGGACTTTCACAATGGCCCGGTAGCCAAGCTCAAGAACAATTGGCACGCTCAAGGTGTCGCCATGCAGGGTGAGATACCCGTAGATTTAAGCACATACAACGGATTGCGGGAAGCGTGGTTACGCGATACCGGGAAAGCTCCGTCTCCCACGATAGAGCCGGTTCTGCGGAAAATGGCTGCTCAGGTCAAGGGAGCACTGGATGCCGAAACCGTTGCCATGAATAGGCTCGCGGCAGAAATAAACAAATCGGCCAAGACGAAACTGCCTTCAGCCGATGATGTTCGTAACAGCATTATGGAACGTATGAAGGTTGAACCCTGCCGGACTTAAAATATGCCTGCCTGCTATAGCGGTCCAATTCCGGTCAAAGACGAAGAGCGGCAAGCGATTTGGCGCTGGGCGAAAGAAAATGCCATCGATCATGGCATGCCGATAGAAAAAGTCGGTGACGCCATCAAAAACCACTTTTTCGCAGGCCAAGCGAAACCGGAATGGATCACGGATATTCTTTCCGGCCGCAAGACTCCGTACCGGGCCGTAGCTAACGATGTCTGGAAAAAGCAATATAATCGGCGCCGGATTATCCAGCAGGCCAATGACATGTCGAAAGTACAGGCAATGGGGCCGGCTGCGAGACTGATGCATGCCCTGTGGACCGGTCCCCGCGAAATAGCAACCGCTGGACATGCGGTTGTTTTCCCTATATCACATGCTGGCGATCTAGCGTTCCGGCCCGCGAGCTATCGAGAATTTTTCAAAGGCATCTGGCACACTTACGGAGGCGCGTTTAACCCAGCTCATCATGCACAAATCATGGCTGGCATGGAACGAGATCCCATGTTCGATATGGGTTTAAGAAGTGGGGTTGATATGGGAGCCAAATCGAAAGCTACTGGATTGATTTCCCGTTTTATGGGCAGATCGTCCGAACGCGCCTGGGACATGCTTACGGTGATGCGTTTCGAGCTTTGGAAACGCCAGATGGAAAAATTCATGAAACCTGACATGACCAATGAGCAGGTGATTGAGCTTGGCAAAAACATGGCAGACTGGGCTAATCATGCTACTGGGTCCGCCAAATCAGTCCCCTACATCGGAAACCTGATGTTTGGCCCTAAGTTAACCGCATCAAAAACCGCCAGGCTTTTTGCCGATCCGGCCAAAACGGTCAAAACCTTTGCCAACTGGGGAAAGGCAACACCGGGCGAAAGGGCAGCAGCGTGGACGCGACTCAGTGGCGCTAGTCAATATGCAGGCACTTTGATTGGATCTCTGGCACTTAACCAGGGATTACTCTGGGCGCTAAAATCCAATCAACAGATCAATTACACTGATCCGACAAAGAAGGATTATCTGGCTTTTAAGCTTGGCGGCTTGGAAAGCTATTTCCCTGGAATGCACAGTGAGATTAAGACGCTGGGCCAGATCCTGGCAACGGCATTCATGAATCCGAGGGATCCGAATTTATCTAAATACCAGGCGAATTTTATTGTAGGTCACAAGCGCGACGAAATAGCCAGGATTCTGGGTCAATACGGTTTAAGTAAGGCTGCTCCGGCAGCTCAGATAGCTGAGGAAGGCTTGATCGGGAAGAACTTTATGGGGCGTCCGCTGCCGTGGAGCAGCGAGCCAGGCCAGGTTGATAAAAAGACGGGAAAAATCAAACCGGGCACAGAAAGGATGAGTTGGGGCGAGTACGCGTTAACACATGGGCCAATTCCGCTATCGGGCCCGGCCGCCTACGTCTATGATAAACTGAGGCAAGGCGGGGCCAGCGCCCTTAATTCGACAGCGATAATCCGTGGTCTGATCATCTCCGGGCTTGGAGCAACTGGCTTGCACGCTGGCGAAGATATTCCTCCTGCACCGGCAGCCGTTAAAGCAGCGGAAAAATTCCATACACAGCGTGCCGCCAGCTTAAAACGGCAGCAACCCTTGCAGCAAGCAGCTGGCCGAGCTCGGGCCGCGGCGCAATTGCAAGCGCGCTAGAAGTTTTTACCCATTGAGCAATATTCATGGCCGGTCGCTCTCATCGTTCATTTCTGGCGGATCATCGGGATTGATTCGTTCCGGATGTATCTTGTTCTCATAGGCAACGTAAAAAACGAAGGCAATCGCGAGAATGGTTAGCAGCAATCCCCAAACTTTTCTGCAACCTGGATGCGCCTTTTCGCTAAAAATTGCATTTCCGAAGTAACCGAGCGTAAACCAGATACTGAACGCGCAAAATAGATAGAAGATAGTATCGAACATAGGATTTTTGAGTTTGGGCCGAGCGCCGATCAACCTTTTTGCCCTTGCGTACAGAGGGTCTTACTAGTGGTTGATCGGCTCATTCGGCAATCAGTTGGGATGGTGAAAGCTTTGGCAGACTGGTCTTAGGATGTCCCGCTGTTTGGGTTTGCCACAGGATCACCCCGGTGGCTGCAAGTATGACAGCGCTTAATGCCAGTAAAGCGACGCCAGGCGGCACGGATTCTCTAAATGTTTTCCACGACCGAGTGAGTTCTTCACGCGCATCAGGCGGAAGCACACAGTCAAATTTTGTTTCGCGCTTCAGCGACTAGCTTCCTGATTGGTGCATTGTCCGGATAGTGCCCATCATCTTCCATGATTTCCTCGAATGCGTAACAAAGGCACCCAATGTCGGTTTTGAGGTTTTCGATCTCAGTATTGCGGCGGCGGATTTCGCGTCGCAGCGCGCCGATTTCGATATCGCGCAGCTCAAGGAGTTTCTTCAGGTCTTGAATCTCGTATGACAAGCGTGGGGATTCGCGCAAAGCTTCGGCTGCATGAGCGGCGGCTTGTTCCTGCACGGCTTGATCAGGCTCGTCAGATTCGAGCTCAGGCTCCAGCCATTGGTCGGCAGGGTTGGTGTTTTTCCAATTATCGTAAGTCATTTGCCGTTATGGTTAGTTAGTTTCGCCACGTGCCTTGGCAGCTGCATATCGACGGTAAGCCTCAATCTCTGCATCAGAAGCTGTTCGTACCGCCCATGCTGTCTGAGTAGCCGGTTCGACGTAATCCGGTTCGGGCTGGAGTTCGTCGAGTTCCGCTTTGACTTGATCAAGTTCGTCTTTGAGGTCATCAATCCTGTCAGCAAAAGCCAGACCCGGCACAAAGAGAAATAATAGGAAAAGTTTCTTCATAGAATATTGTTCAACAATATCCTACGGCTGGGTTTCGTCAAACTTTAGCGAAAAAAAAGCCGCTCCGCATCGGCACTCACCGAGCGAAGCGGCCACACAGATGAACGATTAAGATTTAGCCAATTTAATCGCCAACAGCTTATGATCCTTGCCAAAGCTGGCAAGCGCTATTTCATCGATGTAAAATCGCAGCCAGCACTTGCAGTGCCCCGGTGATGA